GGTAATAATGCCCGCGTTATCCATTCGTAATTTACGTTAATACCAGGAGGCTGTACATCTACGGTTAATTGTTTTGCATCATATTTCCGGATATCAATACCATTTACCTTCATGTCTACCTCCGTTTTCGTTTATCCGTTACCATCTTGCTGTCTACCTTGGTAACGGTCCTGCTTGCGATCTCATCACCATCAATGTATGTGTAACATGTCACTCCGACCGCCTGTGCTTTCTGTACTGCTTCAAATTTTCTATCAAGTATGTTGCTAAATTTCTGGTAAAATTCCTGCAGCGGAAGAATTGCCTCTGCTCCGGCCTCTCCACCAACCATCCAGCTGTTTCCATTCAGTCCGAATACTGTCGGGTTTGTCATGATTCCACCCGTTTTATAGTATTCAACCTTGAATTTCGGAACTGATCCTTTCCCGCCGATTCCATACGGGGATTTCCCTCCGGTAACGGAAATGTGCGGCATCTTGAGCTTTGGCAGAGACCATTTAAAATCCATTGCCCTTTTTAACTGTGTAGCTCCCTTTTTCGTAGTTGACACAGCAGTGCTTATTGTCTTTTTGGTATTCTTCTGTATCTTAGCCAATGATTTAGTCAATGGCTTTTCTGCTCCATCCACAGTTTTCTTTACTGCTGCCGCACCAGTAACCCCCAGCTTTTTACATGCATCCGTGTAGGTTTTCTGTGCTTTTGTAAGTTTTTCCTGCGCCTGCTTGTTTGCTTTCGCAATCTTATCATCTGTGCTCTTCTTTGTATCTTTCAGCTCTGTGGTGGCCTCGTTTTTTGCAGAAGTCTGTCTTTCCTTATACAGTGTTGTGTATCTTTTCAGTTCTTCCTCTGTCATGGAGTTGATTGCTTTTACCTGTTGCAATCCGCTCACACCCATTTCCTGTATTGTTTTAAACAGTTCTGTATTTCCAAGCCTAGATTTTAATGTAGCAATCTGACGTTCCCACTCGTTTAGAGCTTCTACCTGTGTCTGCATACCTACCAGCAGATCACTCTTCGAGACTGTATCTCCTGCATCGTAAGACTCAAACAGCGAAAAAGAGGAAAGCAGAGAATCTTTTCTTTCCTTCACTGCATTTTTGTATTCAGCGTTCAGGCTCTTAATCTCTTTTTTCAGATCAGCATTTATCTGTTTTTCGCTTTTGGCATATTCCTTCTGTGCCTTTGTAAGCTGGCTGTTTAAGGATTTTTTGTCTGCAAGATATTTTTTATCAGCTTCTGTCCGTGCGGATGTCCCTTTTTTAATCTGTTTTCTTACAGCATCCCAGTATTCCGTTTCTTGTTTTAAGGACATCTTATGATATGTCTTATAGGTATCCAGCTTTTTCTTCGCTGCTTTTACAATCTCGCTTCCCATCTCGGATGCGGATTTTTTTGCATGCTTTTTATGTTTTGTGATACCGTTTGCCACACCAAGCGCAAGGTTCTTTCCGATCTGCTCCTCCATCACCTTTGACGGAGAATGAATCCCGAAGAAATTTTTTAATCCGGTAAGCACTGAATTTCCAAACCCCCGGACCTTTGAAATTGCCCAGGACTGCATATTGCTTATTCCGTTCCAGAGACCTTTTACCAGGTTGATTCCAATTGATACGGTTTTTCCCGGAATTTTTCCAACTTCTGTGACGACACCTGATGCAAAACTGGACGCATTTTTTTTCGCCTGTGATACCTTCTCTGCAATAGAGTTAGCAGCCTTTTTAAATCCTTCCCGCGTCTTTTGCACCATGATGTCAAGTTTTCCACCCGTCAACTTGTTTATTTCATCATATTTGCTCTGATAATTATTTCGTATACCTGTCATTGTGGCAGCAACGATTCCCTTTATCCCACCACCATTCTTCTGGTACGCGGATTTCATTTCATCAAGGTTTTTCTTTGCTGATGCAGTAGAGGCTTTCATATTGTCCTCTACCGTCTTATGTATGGCTTTAAATACCGTAGACGTAGCTTTTCCTATCGCGCTGTTTTTCACCGAATTTGTCATTTTTTTGACGTTATTTTCTACCGCCTCACCTGACTTTTTAAACGAATCGGTAACGCTCTTTTTTATATTATTAAAATCCTTTTTAATATTTCCCCAGAGCTTTGATCCAAACGCGCTTATCTTGTCCCAGTTTTTGTACAGCGCAACCCCTGCCGCTATCAGACCTGTAATTAGTCCAACAATCATTAGGATCGGGCACAGCTTCATTGCTACGTTTAATGCAGTCTGTGCGGCTGTCATTGTCCCTGTTGTAGCTGTTGCGGCCGCTGTGGCTGTTGTATGCGCGGCTGTGGCGGCCGTTGCCGCTGTATCTGCCGTTGTTCCTGCTGCCGTTGCCGCTGTTTTTTCAACGATCTTTGCTGCCACAGATTTAACCGCTGATACCGCTTTACCTCCTAATTCAATCCCTTTTTTTACACCCTTTACAGTATCGCCTACACCTTTTACCAGCTTTCCTGTGGCTACTGTAGCCGGTCCTATGGCTGCTGTAACAAGTCCTACTTTTAATACTGTCTGCTGCTGTTTATCATTCAGTGATGTGAATTTTTTTGTAAGATCCTGCACTTTCGTTGTGGCTTTGGATATCATCGGTGCAGCGGACTGTAAAGCTGTTTCCCCAAAATTTGCCATTGCAATTTTTGCATTGTTCATAGCTGTCTTTGCATTATCCAATGGGGATTTTGTGTTATTATATGTGGATTCTACAGTATTCCCATATTTCTTCATCGAACTTGACAGATCATTCAAATCAATTCGATTTTCGCGGATTGCTGTAGCCATTTCTGCTGCGCCCTTTTTTCCAAACAGCTCTTGTGCGATCTTTAATGCTTCTGTATCCGTTTTTGCATTTTTGATGCTTCCGATCGTATCTTTTAATGCCTCATCCATTGTTTTTCCTTCGGATGTTGCATTTTGTAACGCTTTTTTTAATCCAGCAAGTGCCGTTGACGCATTTACTCCATTTTCATCAAATTGTGCCATCAGGTTTATGGACTGTGGCATGGATAAGCCCATCTGCTTTAATGCCGAATTATTATCCAGTACCTCTGATTCCAGCGTATCAACGGATATTCCCGTTTCCTGTGCTTTAGCTGTTAAAAGTCCCAGCAAATTTCCTGTCTGTGATGCATCAACATTCCACGCTTTCATCATTTTGTCGACCTGATCGACCGACTGCGTAATATTAGTATCATTTATTGATGCGAACTGTATAAACTGCTTTGACGTGCTTTCCAGTTCGTCCCCGGTTGTATGGAATCTTGTGTTTACCTCTCCAATGGCTTCTCCAACAGTTGCCATATCTTCCGGCATTGTTCCAAATACATTATTTGCAGATTCTTTTAAATCTTTTAAGGCATCATCTGTAGCTCCCGTTTTGGTTACTACAATATCATATCCCTCTTTTAAATCCTCTGCCGCTTTAATGGATGCTGTTCCTGTTGCTACAGCTGCCGCTGACAGTACAGATGCTTTCTTACCTACATTTTCAATTGCTGTTCCTGCTTTGTTACATCCTTCTGTAAATGCATTAAACTTATGTTCTTTCAGTTCTTTATTTACATTTTCCAGCTCTTTTTCCATCCCCATCAGAGCTGTCTTAGACTTTTCTGTTTTTACCGTCTGGTTGGCCAGTGCCGTCTCTGTTTTACCTATGGCAGATTCATTTACCTTATACTGCTGCTCCAGGCTGTTCAGTTCGTTTTTTAAAGCCTTGGATTGCTCAGAATTTTTTCCCGTTTCTGCTGTGGACTTCTCATAGGCTGCCCTTGCATCGTCAATTTTTGCTTTTAACTCTTCCTGCTTAGCCTTCTGCTCTGTCAGTTTTTGGGTTAGTTTTTCCTGCTGTTGGCTGTTTAACTGTACAATATTTTTCTGTACGGATACTTTCTGTGAGAGTGATTCTGCTTTTGCTTTTAAACCATCCGTAGCTGATCCAAACAATTTTGCTTTCGTTGCTGCCGTATAATATTCCGCAGATAATACGCGCATCTGTGCCGCTGCAGACTTCATCTGCTGTGTATAACTGTTCGAATCAACACTTAACTTAACGCTTGTAAAAGCCATCTGCTTTCACCCCCTACTGGTTCTCGTTTATAGTATCCAGCTCGAATTTCAGATAATCGAGTAACTCCTCCATATCTTCCTTCATGCACTGGCTATAAGAATTTCTCATAACCTGGATTGCAATTTTTACAATCCTATCTATAATTTCACCGCATATCTTCCAGCGATTATTTTCATTCTCATCCAAATCATCCTCATATCCGTTCTCACGATCATATTCATCAAATGCGGATTTTTCTTTTTCAATCTGCTGTACTTCCACCACATTTAACATTTTTTGCATGAGGATGTCCTGCATAATAAAATGCACTGTTTTTACTGTTGTGAGGAATTCAACCGCATCAATCTTTCCGATCTCTGCGATTGGCACCTCATTATTTAGTAATTTTTGCAATATTTTTTTGTTAAAAAAATTTGCCTCTTCTATCTGTTGTGTCTCATTTTTCTCCATGAGACTAATGTACTGCTTGTACTGCTCTACTGTGATGGAATTTAAAAAATAATACTTTCCACCGCAAGTCAGCTCAATTTCCGGAATCAACTTGCGGTCTAAGAATTTTTTGCGATTTTCTCCATCCGTTTTGCAAGCTCATTTCCTACCCCTATGTCAATTCCCTGGAATTCCATAATCAATCCTGCCGGATCAATTCCTGTTTTTGGATCTTTTAATTCCTCTACCGTGAACTGATTGCCATAGACGCTACAGATGCACTCACACATATCTGCTATATCTTTCTTTGTATATCTCGTATGTGCATCAACTCTCTCTTCGATTTCCAAATAATCCATATATCCATCAATGGATAATTTAGGCATCTCATATTCTTTATTGTTTACTGTGATTTTCTTAGTCATTTTGCCTGCCTCCTGTTATTCTTTTAATTATTCATGCGCTTTGTCTTTTTCCTGTACCTTCGAGAACCAGTCTTTAATTGCTGTAGCTGCATCAGTATCCTCTGTTACAAGATTGGACTCATCCACGGAGATCTCATATTTATTATCCAAATTGCGCTCATAAAAAGATCCCTTGATGGTTTTTGTTGTCGGGGAAAGTTTTCCTTCTTTGGTGCTCGCCTCTTCGCTGATTCCTTCCGCAAATTTTCCGGCATATAACCATCTGAAATCATATTTTCCGTTAAGTTTACGTTCGCGCCAACCAATAGCAACTTCCGGTGCCATATCGTCTGCCGATTTTACCAGAAATCCATTTTCGTAAAGCTGACCAAAAATATATGCACGGTCCTGTGGCGATAACGCATTGATTTCCAGCTCTACATCCGTACCTTCATAGGAATTTATCACTTCCTCCGGACCATCATCCGAATAAATTTTTTCGGAAGACCATTTTTCATCAATTTTCGCCTTGATTGCTCTTGCCAGCTTTAACGGTGTCTCTGCGACATATCCGGCCGCTGTATTCTGTGTTACTCTCGCCACATAGAAATCTCTACATCCACATGTTCTGCTGCGGACAATCTCTTTCTTTGTTTCACTTACCTGTGTAACCTGCTCCTGTTCATTCATGATCTTTTATTCCTCCATTTCATAAAATTTTGAAAAACGTTGTGCTTTCATGTAAATTCCATCTTCCGGTTTTGAATCATCTGCATTTCTTCCCTCAAACGAAAATCCATTATCTTTCATAAGTTTCTTGATTTCCCTTGTAAGATCTATCTCATCACGCTCCGAAAATATAGTCACTTGCACTGTCCACGTTATTCCCTCTGCATCATCATCCGAAAAATTATCATCGTCTTCTCCAAGATCCCACAATGTCACATGTGTTTTATGGATGTTTTTGTCATACCATCCCTGCATTATGATTATTCCTCGATCACTTAGTGGTTTCAGCGCATTCGATGCATCGGTTATAATATCCGGGCCTTTGTTCATGCCATATTCACCTCATTTCAATGTGTTATCTAAGAATGCCTGGTACTCCTGTTCTGCTATCTTCTGCAATTCAGAGTCTGCATCTCTGCCTGTCTCGTAAATAAATTCCCTTGGCGGCTGGTATATTGTTCCCCAGTTTATAAATTTCACATAAAAGTGCTCACTGTTGTCCGATTTATCCCATCCAACTTCCGCGGATACTCCCGCGCCCTTTACCTTTGGTTTTCCCATTGGAACACTATCTGCAGCATGTGTAGACACCGATGATTTCGTACCAAAACCACGACCACTTTTTTTAATGTCCGCGGACTTCGGTATTTTCCCAGACATGATTTTTTTCACGACTGGTTCACCTTTTTCTACTATTTTCCTGTTTACTTCTGCAACTTCTGCATCACTGGCCGCATCTTCAAACGCTTTTAACAGTTCCTGCAATCCTTGGAATTCCATTTCTACTTTCATTTTTCTCCGTGTCAGATTCTGACTCTTCTATTCGCTTTCCCTGCATTTCAGCTGTACTTTCTGGTTATCCACAAACATAGGTGATGCATCATAGATTTTGAACACTGTGCCTTTGTATTCTGCGGAAAACTCTTTCAGATTTCTCCTGATATTCTCTACTTTCTCGCAGTTTCGGACTTCGAATACGATTGCATTCTCAATCCCTGTCTGCAATGCTGTGTATTTTTCTGTAGTGCTAAGACTTTTAACCTCACACCAACATTCATAGAATGTCGATTCTGTATACTCTTTTCGTCCATCAACTACCTGTGATTCTCTCCGGATGATCTTAATCCTGCCCGTCTGCAACTGCTGCACCTCCATAGATCTCTTTCAAAAGCATAGATGATACTGCGCTGGATAGTTGCTTGGATTCCCCGTATTTTTCCCGGTTATCATACAGATTTTTTACCGATACAAGGGCAATCAATCGCTGTCTGCTGGTCATTTTATACGCATCAAAATTCGGAATCAGCTCCTGCATCTCTTCTAAAGTGGTGTTTATCATCAACTCCACAATGTCAATATCATCGTCATAATCAATATGACAGTATTTTTTGCACTGCTGTGTCAGATTTTCCCTGTATTCCTTTTTTTCTTCCTCCGTCATGATGCATCCCCCGTTTTCACGGGGCGGCTGACCGCCCCGCAGCATTTATCCATTTACTGTTTCTGTGATCTGTCCTTTAATCACAGCCCCTTCATCAACCGGCTGTACATCGAATCTATCACGGACCTTGATTCCGGTCAGATCTTTATCCCAAAGTCCTGCTCCTTTGTCATTCATATCAATAGACAGTACGTTTCTGTCAAACAGTGTAATTGCAGATTTTAAATCTCCACAATATACCGGATGCTTGTATGCATCTACCGTATGACCATCACTATTCATGACTTTTTCTGATTTCAGTGTTTTTTTAGACAGCTTAATAATTGGATATTCCCCAAACAGCAGCTTTCCCTTCGTCTGCAGTGTTGGATCTTTCTGGAGGATATAGTTTCCATCCTTATCCTTCAATTTATCCAGGTAGTTAAACCCACTCTGGTTTGTGATGATCACAGCTGCTTCTGCAATTGCCGGATCAAGATCTTCATTAAAAACGTCTTTCAGGCTATCCAGATTTTCAATGACAACTTCTTTTCCCTTAGTCATGGTATCAAGCACTTTAAGGATCATAGCGTTACGTGTTGCTTTCGTTTTTTTTGCAATCCATTTGTTAATGTATGCCATAATGTTGGTAGCTGTATCTTCCAGCAGCTCTGCTGTGATCTTTAAGATTCCACCTTTTTTCTTAATTGCATATTTGATCTGCTTAAACTTTGGCTCATCCATTTCCGGAAAATCTTTTGCCTCATCCACGTTGTCAAATGGAGTCGATTCTGCATCAATTTCGATGTTTCGTGTTCCGCTCTTCGTAGTGACACCTTCTGTATTCACATACTGTTCCAGATTGTCAGCAGATCTTCTTAACTCGATAATATCGGTTCTGATATCTTCCGGAATTGTGATACCAATTCCCAGTTCACTGTTGCTTCCGGGTGTAACGTCTGACGAGATTGCATCTTTATACACTTCAACATCTTTTGCATCCGGCTCTGTTCCTAAAAATCCAGCCCTAACAATGTTGACGAAAGATTTTACCAGGTTCTTTTTATCCGGTTTTACCTCTCCACCAACCTGTTTTGCTGTTCCATTCTTAACCTGATCCTCAATATGGTTCTGATCGTCATCGTCCAGATCCATAAGCAGATTAAACTTATCCTGCATTTCGATAAGCTCTTCCTTTGCTTTTTTTCCATCTTCGATTTTTCCGGCATTTACAAGATCCTTTACCTCCTGCTTTTTGGCATTGATCTTGTTTAAAAACTCTTCCATTTCTTTCTTTCCCATTTTTTCCTCCTTAAGTTCCATACTGGTACAAATCTTTGAGAATTTCGTCTTTTTCGGCTTCCATTCTCTGTTTTTCCTGTTCCGCAGCCTTGTTGTTCCGGTTCTCCAGTTCTTCAATGACCGCATTTACAATATCCTTCGTCTTTGGCTTTCCCAAAGGCTCCGGCAAATTGTTGTATTTAGCAAAATAATCAGATGTACATGCTGCAACTGCTGCTTTTTCTTCAATTTCAACGTCAAAGTACTGCTGCATTTTTTCGCAATCGAACCATGTTTCCTTCCGCATCAGATCCTTGATCTGATCTCTGGTCACTCCATCCTGCACATGCTGCATGTACACATCCACAATGGAATCCTCACACAGATTCAGCTGTTTGATTGTTTTTTCCATATCATCTGCATTTCCCCATGCCATACATGAAGGTTTATGTATCATAGCCTGCGCTCCTGTCGAAAAATGCAGTTCATCACACGCAAACATGATTACAGATGCAATGGATGCTGCCATTCCATCCACATATCCGATCTTGTGCCCAGAATATCTTTTTAGCTGGTTGTAAATTGCAAGCCCTGCAAATACATCCCCGCCACCAGAGTTGAAATAGATGTCAATATCTTCGTATCCATCCAACTGATTCAAGAAATCTGCAATGTCTGCCGGGCATTTGTCCTCTTCGTACCATTCCGACATCCATGCCGCTGATACAATGTCTCCATAGAAATAAAGCGAACATCTCTGTTCTTCATCTTTTGCTTCGAAGTCCAGATAACCCACATTCTCTGTCTTTCCGCGTCTCTTACGCGTAAAATTAAATCTTTTCTTTGCCACCTTTGCACCTCCTATTCCTCTCCGTCTTTATCCTTGTCCAGATCTGTTTCCGGATCTATTATTTTATCCGGATCTGTTTCCGGATCTGTTATATTGTCCGGATCTTCCGGATCATCTGGGATCTGCTGTCCCTTTGTATATGCTGTACCCGCCATAGTCAGCGGAACCATGCTGCCATTTGCAAGTAAAACGTCTCCACCCTCTCTGTCTGGAAGATCCAACTTCCTTCTGGCCTCGTTTGCCGTCATAACCGAACCACCAACAGCTGTTTTAAAATATTCCATCTGGGTTTTACTATCTGTTCTGAAAAGCACCTTTTCGTTAAATTTAAAATAACACCCATCTTTCTTTTGCTGGTATGATGTAATCTTATAATTTATCTCTTCCTCATATTGCTTTATGATAAAAAGCTCTGTATCTTCGTAGAACGACAACTGCTGCATTTCCGAATTACTATAAGACGACTTCGAATAATCGTTGATCTGATTCGGTTTTACTCCAAAAGCGGCCGCAATCTGTAATGCTGTATACTTTTTCAGCTCAAAAAACTGTGAATCTGTCAGCTTTATGTCTAAAGGTGTCAGCTTCATTCCAAGTGGTACCGGAAGGACTCGGCCCATGTTTTTTACACCAGATCCAAACTCTTCAAATGACTTTCGCAGATTTTCTTTCGCCTTTTCATCAAGTTCTCCTGTATATTCCAGTGTTGCCTTTGCTGTTAATCCATTTTCATACAGATTATTCATAAATTCTTGCGACTTGGAAGCTCCTGCTACTGTTTCCCGTAAGATCTTCTGCACCGGAAGTCCCGTTATTCCATCAAACGAAAATGATGTTTTAAAATGCATAACTTCATCTGTTCCAAATACATACTGTTTTCCCTGTATTGGATCAGTGTATACATACCATAATCGGCCAACCCCCGCGAATAATCCGGCATCATCTACCACGATCTGTACACAATTAGATTGCATAACCCACAGATCCAGTATTTTAATATCTCCACCATATTTTTTCCGGTTAAATACTCTCCGGATATACACATATCCATTTCCATAGTGATTCCGGTTAATTTCTACCGTATTCCAAAATGTGGTTGGTGTCATAAAAGGGTTTGGACGTTCGGAGAATAATCTGGATATATCTGTAGGCTCTGCCTCAACAATCCCTTTATCCGTTTTCTGGTAGTATTTAATAGGCATTTTTGCCAATGTTTCAGATAGCATCTTAAGGCATGTGAAATATGTTACTTCGGATGTCGGTTTCCCTTTTCTTCTTAATCCCATCAGATCCAAAAAATCCGAAGAATTCAGTGACATAATTCCACCATTCGTGATGTTGCCATGCCACCAATCTGCTATTCTTTTCCCCAGTCTTTGGAACGGATTCATTACTCCTCGCCCCCTTTCATATATTTTTCATACATTGCCAGCCATTCATTAACTTCCTCGTTAATGTCCGGTCTGTATTCTTCTTTCATTGCCTCCGTCCATGCATCTATGATCGCATCAATCGGATCAATTCTCTCTGTCCGGAGTTCCTTGTCAATTTTTATTTCTCCATAGCTGTTCGATATTGTCTTAGCATTTGCTATCGACCAGGTAAGCAGCGGATCAGCCGGTACAACAATACTGCTGCCCTCTTTTCCTACTTCCTCTCCTTCTATTTCAACATTTCCAGCCATGATCTCCAACCGGAAGTCAACTGTTGCATCATTCAGCACCCTTGCTGTCTGTGTTACAGACAGCTCATTCATTCCAAGTTCTTCCAGATCGGACAGAAACGCGGATGCATTATGCGGATCATAACAGATCAGCTGTGGTTTCAAATCGTACTCATTTATCAGGTCTTTCAGGTAGCTTAAGATGTATTTATAATCAGTTTTTATTCCTCCAAGCGTTTCTGTGACCGTCACGAGTCCTTTTTCTATCCACAGATCATATGGGATTTTATCTGTTTTTATATGCTCGTCCACGCGCTGTGCCGGAATAAATGAATGTGTGTGTATAAAATATTTTTTCACACCATCCACCATATGCGGAATTATCACTGCTAATGATGTAAGATCACCTCCAGCAGAAAGATCCAAGCCCACATAACACTTCATCCCCTTAAAATCTTTCAGGGATTTTAATACTGCACACGCTTTCCATACTGCAATATCCCTGATATACAACGCATTTGACCACTGTATCCACATATCTAACTGCTTTACCAGGAAGTCGCGCAAATCCTCACCGCCCATATCACGCGCAGTCCGTGATACTGGAATGAGGTTTTCCAGAGCATCACTGTCAAATTCAAGAATCGGGTTCGCTTTTATCCAGTTTTTTGGTTCATACTCATCATCGTCTTCATCCAGCTGTGCTATGTACACAAACTGACTGTCATTTTCGAATACTCCCTTTAACAGATTGCAGCAATATTCATACAACTTATAGCACGGTGATTTCAGGTCAAACCCCGCTGTTGTAATCACAGATATCAACGCTGATTTTAGCTTTTTAATTCCACCCTCTAACAGCTTGTACATCTGGTTGGTCTTATGCGCATGATACTCGTCTACTATTCCAAGATACGCACGATGTCCGTCCAGTGACTTGGTATCTCCGGATAGTGCCCTAATTTCGGAATGTGTACACAAGCAATCAATCGTATGATTGTGCTCATGGACTTTAAACCATTCACTTAGTTCATCATCCGAATTTATAAATTTTACAATTTCATCAAATACAATGTTTGCCTGGTCCTGTTTGGTTGCCGTGCAAAATATTTTTCCGTACTTGAATCCGTCAAAGTTTCCATAGTAGGTTGCCAAAATGCCGTTGATAAATGACTTTCCATTCTGTCTGCCAAGCTGTACATAAGATGTCCGGAAACGTCTGTATCCCTTTTCTTTGGTTCTCCAACCGTTCAGTGATCCTAAAATAAAACACTGGAATGGATACAGCGTTACCTTTTCGTCTCCTTCACCTTCCGCTATGGTCAGCTCTTCTCCGAAGTTTATTATTTCTTCGGATTTTTCAACATCGAAGTAATACTTATACGGTGCTATCTTTGCTTTTTCCAGATCGTCAAGGTGTCTCTGGCATGCCAGCCGGACATAATCCCCGGCTATAATCTTTCCTGCTACTACATCAAGCGCGTATTGCGTGCAGCGGTCGGTTATTTTTTCTGTCTGCAAATGCTACTCCGCATACTTTGCAAATTTGTTTTCCGGTTTCTGCTGTGGTGGCTTTGGTACCACCAGACGGCACCTGGAGGAAACGGTCATTCCAAAATCTGATGCACCCTGTCTGCACTGTTTCATGCATCGGTCTTGTATAATCATCAAACTTTCACGCTCTGCGTTTACCACCTGTCTTGTCCCGACCTGTACAAGCCTCTTTTCCCCTGTTAGTGGATCTTTCTGCTCTTCGTATATTGGCACATCTACCATCAACGGAGTATTCCGGATCTGCTCTGTCACCTCTAAAAACTGCTCCTGTGCAATTATCAGTCTGGCCATCGCGTCACAATCAATATTCGCTATCAATTTAATAGCAAGAAGTTCCTTGGCCAGTTTCCGGAATTTCTTTTTTTGTCCTGCTGTCAGATATGTCGGAGGTTTTACATTATCGTTTGGTGCAACAACTTCCGCATCTTTTCGTGCTGCAATCTCTGCTTTTGTAAGATGTTTTTTACCCTTCATAACAACTAAATCTGTCGGTTGTCGCTGCCCTGCCATTGTTTCAAACCTCCTTTCTGTCAATATCTGCATTCGTTTTTGTGTCATAATCTGACACCGCCCCGCCTGCCCTTTTTACGGATTTTCTCGTGGGGAATTTTCTCCAAGGAAAAGTGGGGGCGCGACTAGAAAAGCGTCGCGTAAAACTTTTTCATATCCCCCTGCCTCACGAAAATGCAAATTGATCACCGATCTCAATTGTTTTTGTGTTGCAATCATGGTCGATCTGCTCTGTTTGTATAACGCAGTAATTGTGTTGTGTGTGTTATGGCTCAACGGTATCAAATTCAGTGGGTTTAAGCGTTGCTCCCAATCATCTTCCAGCTCTACTATGTGGTGGATTGGATCAGAATCTTTCAGTGCGATTAACTGCTTATCCACATATAGTGCATATATGTCTATATAGCCGTATATGCTCATAATCACCGGTCTTAACGTTCTCCATTCTTTTGACAGATAGAACTCTGTAGCGCGTGGATCTCTTCGTGTGTGGTTGTATGCAATGTGTCGAGACTGCTGCCTCTTCTCACATTCCTCACACATTTTCATTACTTGCGGAATCAGCTTTCCACATCTGCATTTTTTAAGCAACATAACTGCTGCCCTTCTTTCTTTTTGCGGCCACACACAGCAGCCGCATGAATAACATGAAGCAAGCAAGAAAAAAGCGACTGCATTTCTGCAATCGCTTACCCAACTGTTCACGCTATCATATTAACACATTCAAATCCCCTTTAGGTCACCCACTTTTTACCCCCTATTTCCCCCACTTTTTACCCTGTTTTGTTCAAATTGTTCTCAATTTTAGCGCAATTTGTACCATTATCTAACGCTTTCGCGCCAAATAATTTTATAGTAAGCTTCGGGATCATGGCTCTACACCATTTCTTTGGAGAATTCTTCCCGCATCCTGTATCTCTCGCCACCTCTGCATATGTCTTTCCCTGTATGTATACAGCCTCTAATACATCATATTTATATCCTTCACCGGATGCTTCCACATCTTCTTTCAGGGATTGCATAGCTTTGTCTATGTGCTCCAGCAGTATAACAGTTTCTGCACGACATTCCCTTATAGATCTTAAGTATGCTCTTTCTGCAGATATGTTATATCTGTCTGCCCCTATTTGATCCGGTTCTGATACAGCCTCTTTTACATATCTCTGCAACTCTCTATAGTTTTCCAGGTATATAAGCGTAAGCTCTGTCGGAGTTGGCAGCTCTTCTTTCCGCTTTCCTTTTCTTTGCATTTCATCACCTCCGCTTCTTTTCTATTGTTCTTCGCTGCGCGGATCTCTTGCTTATAATCTGCATCTCTGCGCTATTATCGGATATCACCATCCAGTTATCTGGTCTAAGATTATTTAATGCTATCAGTTCTTTCTGCTCCCGTGTCGGTTTTTTTGGTTGTTTCATCTACTGCTGCCTCCTCTTCCTCCCTGTATGGCTTTGGCAATGGCATCCAAGCATTTACTACCAGTCCATATTCAATATATGGTTTATCCTCGTCCCCCGGATAAAATGCTCCATTTCCCTGCTCATCCGTTTCATATCTTGCAATATCTGGTAATGTAAAATTCTCGAACGATACCATTATATATTTTCCTGTTTCTGGTACTGATTCCTCAATTGGAATCCATCCATCTTTTTTAATTTCGCTCATGTATTCTCCTTTTGTGTTAGCAAAGTACTGTGTGCAAAGTCCTATAGCACCTAATACTTTGCTAAAGTCCTGTGCATCAATCTCTATTTACTACCTCATATGCATCTGAATATTCAATTCCATTCACTGCTGCACAGATCAGTCCCTTTAACATCTTTACCTGGGAATCGGTCCAGTTTTCTTCTGCTATCCTTATCAGGTCATTTTTTAAATGGTTTTTTTCCTCCAAACTCTCATATTTTGTTAGGCATCTTGGATTATCCCATATGATTTTATATCCACAATTACAGCAATAGTTTTCTGACACGCCTCCTCTTAATGTAGAACCGCAATTTCCACAGGTATATGTATCATACTTCTTTCCATATTTTCCTTTGTGAAATTTTGGTTTTGCACCTATTTCAGCTTTAAATGATTTTTCCGCTCTTGCTGTGCTTAATTTATCATCATTCATATGATTTTTTGTATGTTCATCTAATGTGATATACTTGATACTATTATAATTTTTCTTTCCCATGAGTTTCTCCTAAAATATCATCCAGGCAATTCAATTTTAATCATCCTCTTTAAATTTCCTACCATCATTTTCCAAAATCTAAGCAAATCTAAGCTGTCCGGTCTGCTCCTGCGCAATCCTCATGTTCGGCATGCGCTCACCAATTTTCAAATATGGGCAATTTGCCGTAACAAATGCTTTTGCCATTATCGGTACTACACTGTTACCGATACGTGCCACCTGCTTTGCTACAGAATAAGGCTTTCCGGTATAATCATGGTCAATGATGTAATCTGCCGGAAATCCCTGTCCTAGCTTTAATTCTTCTGGTTTCAACATCCGAAGAAAAATATCCAAAATTACATATTCGTTTCCAAGCACTGTAACAAGTGCAAAGCGGTCTTTTGTAACAACTGTGTGTAATGGATCAAATAAGCTTTGCCCTGTACCACATCCATAATATTCCATAATAAATTGCGATACCCAGGTGCATTTCTGTAATACATCATTGACTTTATTTTGCTCCATTATGCCTTTATCAAGACTTAATAGGAGCTCTTCTGCTGGCATTGCATAAACCGTTACCTGCCCGAAGTGTCCTGGAGATGTAGTAATCGTATGTATTGGTTCCATTAACGACTGACCAGAACCAGATTTATAAAATTTTGTCATGTATTGCATAACCAATCCGTAACGGTTACTGGTATCTATTGTCTGTACAGGATCTGTTAATGCCTGCCCCCTTACTCCACATTTTGTTGTTTCAGAATGATATTGTATAAGTAATGGTGTTATCAGTCGATTGTGATCTACAGTTGTTATCGTAGATATTGGATTATTTACTGCACTTCCTGCGCCCTTATATTTTCCTGCATATGCCTTATCAATAAAAGGGGCCAATACCGGCGTAACTGTTCCAAATCCATGCTTTCCTGTGATTGTCGGCATTGGTTCATGGATGCTTTGACCTCTGAAATTATCTCCGCTGTGATTTACCTGCACAATAAATGGTTCCGGATTGTTAAATACAAACTTTTCTAACCCTCTGGCTATTCTGTTCATGGTATTTTTTGCAAGAGGTTTTTTTCTGCCAAATATGGATTTTCCCCAATCGTCCAAATCAAGATATTTATAAATTGGTTCCCATTGGTTTAATCCATTCGCGCCGCCTTTGCTATGTGTCGGTTCTGGCCAGATAATATCTTTTCCATCTCTCCGGAAGATTGCATACCACCGCTTTCTTGTAGTTGGTGCTCCGTAATCAGCTGCAACCAGCTCTCGACTTTCGAAGATATAGCCAAGTGACTTCATCGCCGTGATGAACTTCTTATAGTCTTCTCCCTTGCGTTCCGGTATCGGGTGCCCTTGCTCGTCCAATGGACCCCACTGTTGTATTTCTTCCACATTTTCCATTATTATAACGTCTGGAAGTATCTGCTTTGCGTGCTTAAATACGGCCCACGGAAGTATTCTCAATCCTTTCTTCCTCGGTTGCCCGCCCTTAGCCTTGGAATGGCTTGTGCAATCCGGGCTTGCCCACATTAACGCCACATGACGGTCTTTTACATACTTCTGCAAATCAACTTTAAAAATATCTTCTGTAAGATGTACCGTGTCCGGATGATTTGTTTTGTGCATCAAAATTGCATCCGGATCATGATTGATAGCAATATCCACTGGTCTGCCTAACGCCATCTCTATTCCAACGCTTGCTCCACCGCCGCCGGCAAAGCAATCTATTATTAAATCTCTCATGGCAGCACCTCCGCATTCTCCCTCCAATTTTTCAAAAGAAATTTGTAACAATCAATCTTCTTGCCTACAAGTTCCTTTGCATTTCCTTGATATAATTTCACCCTGCACCTCCTAAATCATCATGCTTCTGGTTTTTCGCACCGCTCAAATTCGATAACCCAAACCCACGGATTTGCACTCCAACCATAGCTGTCAAGGTCGGATTTCTTAATGGTGGAGGTCCAAAGTTTTTCCCATTCCATCATCACTTCATCACATTGACTGCACTGTTCTTCTGTCCCATAACAGCACTGCGAACCGCTTTCTCCGTATGTATTAAGACAATCCCAACAATCAGAATAAGCTCCCTCTTTTATCACATCAACCGGCTTCATCTCCTGCAGCCGCTCTACTCTCACATTCGTAACCTTAAGCCAGATACGTGCCGCTTCTTTTGGCATGTGGATTGATGGATGATAAATCAGCTTTGACGATTCCTTGAATGTAGGTAGGTCTGCCAGCTTATCACTAGCCCTGTAAATATATGTTCCCTCTTCATATCCTTCGCTCCATGTTTCTCTCACGTACAGTATATCGTCCGTGTGATATGGCGGATTCCATCGTTTGCTTAATTCCTCATCCTTTATATTTTCCGGAAGCTTATATTCTTCCCCAAAAAATTCGTGCGCTCCCTTGTTTGGATATGTCCATTTACCTATACAGCTTTTATGGCTTCCTCCATATGTATAACATAGCCCTGATTGTGGTTGTGGCTTTATCACGCTTCTGTTGCAAGTCTTCCGCCCGTCCAGAATCGCCCGAACCATTTCGGTATTGAATAAAATTGGTTTAATTGCCATTCACTCCACCTCACTTTCCCATCATGTCTGGAGAATCACTCCATGATTTTTCAATTTCTAGTTCTTCGACTTTCGCTTTAAGTTGTTTATTTTCCGCTTTCAGATCTTTGTTTTCCGTCAAAATTTTTTGCAATTCGCAAGTATTTTTGTACTCACATTTTTCGTCAGCAGAATACTCCGTGCACATTTCACATAATTTTTTACTTGTCATTCTACTCCACCGCCTTTTTAATATTCTCTGCATTTATTCTTTTTCCCGGACATTTTCAATTTTTGCTTCTACGTGTATCCCATATCCATCTGGATCTATCAGTTCAAAACTGATGCTGTTTTCATCGGTTTTAAATTTTTCAGTTAAGATTCGTTTTAAATCCGTCTCGTCCAGCCGTATTGTTTTTGTTTCTGTCATATTCCTCCCTATAAATCCTGCATGCTCTCAAATCGCTTGCATTAACATATCTCCCCTGCATTCGTTCTATTTCTCTTTCTGCTGCTTCTCTACTCTTAAAAACCCTTACCTTGGAATTTTGCTTACTGCTGTTAAAGACCTTATACCGTTCTCCGTTTACAACGTATGAGCCTTTGCACATGTAATCTCCACTCCTGTCAGTTATTGCATATTCTTGTGGTTTTTCAAGCTCAATTGTTAATTCTACCGGATAACTGCCTCCTCCTATGACATTCCACGTTTTCACGTTTCTGTGCTTTATTTTTCCCCAGAACTTCATATCTGGTAAACATTCATTAAAACTATCCTCACAGTACCCATCTATGGATACACCTGCATTGCCACCGTAATTTTTCAAAAGTTCTTCCAATGTCATAGCATTTCCTCCTTAAAACAAACTCAACTGCTGCTCTTCATATTCGTATTTCAGCTTTGCTGGCAAGCCTCCGCAATGGAATATCTGTTCTACACGTTTCTTTTGCTTCAAATGTGCCATATAGTTAATATTTGCTTTTGGTGGTACTGATAAATAGCATTCCTCTGGAAATGGAATGTTATTTTCTTTGCATATTTTCCGGATCTGCTCCTGGTCATAAATAATATGGTTCCGCGTCAGGTTCATGTTGCAGCCATCAGACCAGAACGGATCATTGCAACCATTCTGGTTTATATCTTTCCAATGTTCTATTTCTTCCCGAACATTTCTACAATACTGCTGCACCTTTTCCTGTTGTGTCCTTTCTTTCATTGCAATTCTCCTTTTGCCTTACGCAATGCTTGCCAGTCTTCTGTCACGATCCACATCATCACAGACGTAGTACCGCTCGGTTACGGCCGTATTTGCATGTCCTAATCTTCTGGAAACATACAATATATCATTTGTTCTTGCATATTCCCTGGATGCAAATGTCTTCCGGTATACATGCACCGTAGCCACGCATTTACATCCGGCACGCTCTGCAATCTCTTTTGCGATTTCTTCGATTGTTGCCTTACATAGCTGTTTTCCTGTCACCTCATTCCGACTATTAAGGAATATATACCCTTCTTTCCTGCCATTTATATACTGCTCTAAAGCAACCCTGCAATCCGGTGTCATAAAACATACGCGCCATTTGCTTGTCTTTTCACCGTAAATGTTAATCTCCCCGCGTTCGAAATCCAGATTTTCAATTTTTAGGTTACAAATTTCTCCAACTCTCGGTCCAGCTCTAAGCATCAGCTCCAGTAGTGCTTTTTCGCGTAAAGTTTTCAATGAATTCCTGCATTTCGACACCTCATAGTCAGACAACCTCTTTTTACGCTTCTGCGGGATTTTGATCTTATCTATATCCCAGTAAATGTCATGGTCAATGTGGTGTTTCCGGTACGCCCACTTTACGAAAGCCGACAGACATTTTTGTATGCTTCCGGCATAGGACTTGGAGATCTTATCTCTGTATTGCCGGATTGCTATGTAGTCCATCACATCCTGCCCGGTCATTGTTGCATAATGCAGTCCAGTGTCGCTGAAAAACTTCCTTAAAGTGTACAGATACATTTCAATCGTTTTCTCTTTCCTTCCAACAGCGATAAGGTCAACATGGTATCTTCCTAAGATCCACTCGTTGTCCCGAACGTCTGTAGCCGGTAATGTTTCGTCTGATGTAAGCTGGAACCCTTTAAGTCTATATGCGACCGCATTTTTTAGACGATCTACCCCAGACGTATCAAGATACCCGGCCATATCGTATATCAAGTCATTCAAAAATTCAGTTTTTGTCATATAACCCCTCCAACTCAGTCTTTACTACAAGCCATGTGGGTGCTATAATGACTACATCACCAAGTCATTAGCACTTGCGACCGGATGTTCCCGCATCCGGTTTTTTTCTTGTCTGCCCTTAATTAAATGGCATCTCTTCGTCTACCCCATCCGGAATGTTCATAAACCCATCCCCAGCTGATCCGGCTGGTGGTTCCTGCTGCTGTCCCCCTTCCGTCCTTTTGCTTTCTGCAAATTCCTGTTCTTCAACCACTACATCCGTTGTATATACTCTCTTCCCATCTTTATTGTTGTACGATCCTGTCTGGATGCGCCCTGTAATTAACACCTTTACCCCCTTTTTCAAAAATTTTTCTGCAAATTCCCCAGCTTTTCCAAAAGCCACGCAGTTAATAAAATCAGCTGACTGCTGCCCGTCTTTTCCCGTTCTCCTGTTCACTGCAAGCGTATACCTTGCTACACATGTACGTTCCTGTGAGTTATTCATTTCTGTATATTTCACGTCCGAATCTCTCACAAGCCGTCCCATCAGTATCACTTTATTCATTTTTTTCTCCTTCCTCTTCCTCTTTTCCCATAGGCAGAATTCCTACTATGCAGTATCCATCCTCCAGCCCTGTATACTCTCTCTGCACATACAGAATGTGGCACCGGATTTTTCTTTCCGTGTACAATCCCCCCTGATATTCCAGCATTTCAAGGATATCCCCTGCTTCGTAACCGCAATCTCTGCACAGCTCAAACGGTTTTTCTCCCGATAATACCGCGGTAAAATTCTGGTATGCGCTCCGGATCTGATGCACCCGTGACTGCTGCACATCTGACGGTAATTGCTCCATTTGCTGCGCATCTGCCATATCACGCAGTTTTTTCCTTGTATCACGGTCAATAGCCGCCTGTTCTTCCTCGTACTTCTGCCCTTCGGTCTTATATGCTTCCTTACGGTTCTTGTACTGGTCGCATGAGGTACATGTGCTCGTTTTTACGTTGCATGTCTCGTACTCTGTGCAGGAATAACAGATAGATGTAATTCCTTCCGGATGCGGTGTCTGATACTCACCCATATTCATATCCTTGTTTCTAATCTCCATCTGCCCCGGCAACTGCTGCTCCGGCTTTTCTTCTGTGTCAGATTGTGACACCGTTCCTGTTTCCAACTGCTGCTCCGGCTTTCCATTCTTCATTTCTTTTACATCTTTGTGCGTAAGCTCTCCGGATTCTTCTTTCTGTTCCAGTGCTGCCCTCTGTGTATTTTCCTGCATTCCGCTAAGCTCGTAAGCGGCAGAAAATGTAATTCTTTCATTTTCCAGTTCTTCTTTCCATTCCGGAATCAAGTTATTATTGATTGCCTCGATCTGCGCTATCTTCGTTTTGCTCATTCTCAATTTTGCAGCAATTACATCACGCAAACGGCCAGACTGCAGATCATACCCTTTCAGCTTCTTTCCTTCCGCTTTCATGCGCTCCAAACATTCTTTCAGCTTTTGTTCTTCCTGCAACATGTCTGATACTGTTTTGGTACGATATGCATTTGCAATAATCAGCTCGACCAATTCCTCATCACTGTCCTGTGGTGTTGTCAGTTTGCTGGTTGCAAGCTCAAATTCTTTATATCCCTTGGATACCAGGTACTTAAGTGCTTCCCACCGTCTTTCCCCTGCTACTATCCGGTATTCTCCTTTTTCGCACGGTGCATATACCAGTTCCAGATTCTGCTTTAATCCATACATAAGGATATCGCTTGCCAATTCCTCAATCTGTTCAACACTGTAAAAATTCATTTCGTTCCGGTACATTTTAAATATGCTTATATCCTTTGTTCTAAACCGTGCCCGCGGTGATTCATCTAATCCCGCTTTGCTCTGTTTATTCAGGGCATCTTTAACACTAAATCCTGTAGCCATTTTATCCCTCCATCTCACATACCAGCTCTGCAACTGCTGCACGATAGTCCTGTGTTACAATCCCTTTTTTTGCAAATACCGGAATCGGTACCAGTGCTGTAGTTGCCTTTTCTGCAATAATGGATCTACGGATTACTGTTCCAAACATATCAAATCCCGATTCCTTCCGCAGCCATTCTTCCACTTCCAGTGATGTTTTATTTTTCTGTCGCATCGTCATGAGCGCCTTAATCCGCAGATCCGGATTGATGTCTTTTAAATCCTCAATCTGCTCATCCAGAAACTGTAATGCTCCAATTTCAAACCCGCCCACCTTCACGGGCGCAATAATCAGATTTGATGCAAGGATGATGTTAATTACCACCATATCCAACAAACGTCCGCAATCGCAAATGCAATAATCGTATGCGTCTGCTACTTCCTGTAATGCACCACACAACCGCAATACCTGGTTCTCGTCCGTTTTCATCAGCAGATTCATGTCTGTTTTCATCAGATATCCATTTGCCGGGACTATATCAATGTGATCATATTGTGTTGTCCGGATCAGATCATTTGTCCGGTATGTACCGCCAACTGTCTCATGCTTCTCCAGCAGCTCACTCATTCCTGTTCCATCCGGCTCATATACCCCGAACGTCTTAGATGTATCTCCCTGTGGATCACCGTCCAGCACCAACACTTTTTTCTTGTATTCCTCGCCCAAAATATAGGCCATGGAATCAGATGTTGTTGTCTTTCCGATTCCCCCTTTTGGGGACATTACTGCAATAATCTTCATTCCGTTTTCCTCCTGCCTGTTTATTTTCATGTTATTCAAAATTTTTATCAGATGTATATTGTGTAATACAGCTTCACCTGCATATCCTCAAACTTATAGTCTGGTGTCTCTTCCGGCTGCAAAGGTGGCATCAGATTTTTTTCTTCCCACTTCCTGTGCGTCACTTCCGGCACCGCCCGGAACCGGATCACCGGATCATCCTTGTGCTCCTCATAGATGGTATTTTTATGGTTTGCGATCCGCGGGGTAAATGCGGCTAAATAACCTATATACAGATCACTACTCCCTTTTACAATCCGCAACATGTCCGCACTTTCCAGCACATTGCACTGCTCTTCCAAGGTCATTCTTTCTTTCCTTTCAGAATCTTTCCATCTTTCAGGATGCTGTTGTTTGCAAAAGACATCATATTGCGCTTAAACTCCTGCTCTGCCTGCTCACAGGTCTGGTATTCGTGCAGATTCCGGTAAATACAATCATCTTCTCCAAACGCTGGCAGTTTGCAGTACTCTTCGATCACTTCGCACGCTTCTCTTGCGGAATAACAGGTTGCAACAAAATGTCCTGCTGCTGCCATGTCTGCCAAAAATTCCTTCTGTGTCTCCTGCTGTGTGTTCCGTCCATACTTCATCTCGATCCAGAGTCCGCAATACGCGCCTTTTGGGTATGGCAGACACAGATCCGCTACCCCAGCCTTTACCCCCATCTGCTTAAACTTTGCCGCCTCTGCTCTGTTCCTACTCCCGCCGTTTGGCACATGGTACAGCCATTTCAGTTCCGGGTACTGCTGCACATTCCAGCGCGCCCAAGACACAACGGACATCTGCTCGGTGTCCTCACTTCTTTTCATGTATTTCATGTTATTCTCCTTCCTGCGCCCTTACTGGTCGCACTTTGCAAAATCCATCAGTATGTATGGGTGGATAAATACCGTTTTCCCACGGTTCCCGAAGTCATTTTTGTAGGTGGAGTTATCATTTACCCCCTGTATCGCCTTCCGTGCCGCATGATAGCGCCGTGTATTCCCCGCTCGTTTGATTGGTTGGAAGTATACCTTTACCATGTTCTTTACGGTTGCGAACTTGTCCCGATCCACAATCAGGATATCCTCATATCCTGCCTTTTTAACCGCTATCTCGGCTTTTTTAAAATATCTGGCCTTGGACTCTGGCTTCCAGTCAAATTTCATTCATTTTGTCTCCTTTTCCTCATTCTTGCGTGTATATAAAACATGTGGTTAAACTCGTTATAGTAAACTTCCGCATGTGTAAAATCCATATCTGGATACCATTTTGCCAACACTTCCGGTATGGAATCCCTGTCTTTAACCATCCCGTCCACGAATGATCCGATCTTTTTGTAACTTCCCCCGGATGCCGGACGCTTGGAATGTACCACCCTGATGCGCGGATCACGCAATCCCTGCGAACTGTTCCAGCGTTTTTCCGACCGGATACGGTTCTTTTCCTCCACAATGTAATTTGCAATCCCTGAAAGCCCATTCTCATCTTTTTGCAAATGCCTTACCTCATTCCGGCTTGACTGCTGCCAACAGGCTTCCACTGTTTCCATATCAAGCGCACCATCCATAACCACATGATGATGCCAGCGGATTTCAGCATCCGGATTATATGCTGTTACATAAACATACTTTGCATTTGGCAAACCTCTCTTTTTCCTCTGGTAATTAATCCTGCGGATATAATTCTGTACATTTTTGATTGCTGCATCTATATCCCCGTCCGGTGGCAGATGTTCGTTGTCATAGGTCAGCGTGATCCAGATATCCCGGTTGTCAAAATTCTCGTTTATTAGACGCTCCACGTACTTCCGCGCATTTTTATCGTTTAGGTTTCTCTGTGCTTTGCTGTTATCCTTTACGATCCTGCGCCCTTCCCGCGGTACATCATCCATACTTTTAAACTGTGGATAAATCTCAATTTCAAACTGCTCCCCGGCTGTGATCTCCTTTAATGCATACACAACTTTCTTTCTGTGCTTATGCATGTTTAAGATATTTTCCACAAACCACTCATGCATCAGCTCTATACTGCTTGCATATGCTGCTTCATAGTCATATGGGATATACTGCATCCCTTTTCGCCTTGCCATCTGACACCTTCCTCCTTATATACTTTCGTGGACTTGTTACTATCTATTACAAGCCCGCCCAAGGACTCCAAAGCCCTTGTTTTTTCGGGGTCTTTATTGCATTTTTCTATTGCATTTCTGTGTCAGATCTGTTATAGTCTGTTTATACAAAACATTTTTCAGTTTTTCTGTTTCTGGCAGAAATGCTTGCGGCCATCCCCATGGCCGCTCTTTTTTTATCCTCATGCAACTTTTTCCTTTTTCGAGACACTAACAGTAATCTTGACATTTTCGCGCTTGGAAAGAATTCTTGCCAATGTCTCATAAAGTCGTTTGATATTTTTTTCTCCCATCTGCATTCTCCTCCCTATGCAACAACCGCATCCTTGTGCTTTCTGCGCTCCTCTTCTTTCCCAGCCGCAATGCCCTCTGCATATGCAGACATGAGCATGATCGCAAACGACTTTCCTTCCGGATTGTCAAAATTCACAAAATCCGTGGCCATTCTCTCAATTTTTTCCTTTTTTTCATTTCTCGTCATATTCTTTCGCCTCCCTCTGATTTCTATATCTCAATAAAATAGTTTTTATTTATGTTGTCATTTCTGATCCATGCGTATTTCTTGCCATTCCAGTCATCAAGCACGCCCATCATTTTTGTTTCAATTTTCTGGATATTTATGTTGTCAGTCATTTTCTTGATGTCTTCCCATGTCTTAACTTCACCCCAGCAACTTCCACGCTTTTTATCATTTACACAAAATTCATTTTTCTTTGCCATCTTTTTTCTCCTTTCTGTGTGCTGTCGTTCTCCTTGCCATCCCACCTCTTTCTTCCTATAATTAAAAGTGCCAACAATCTCATACAGGAAGGAGGTGGAAAACTATGGCAAAAGATGAATTTAAACTTGAAAGTCAGCTTCAAATCCCTGATTCGAAAATTCTTCATGATTTCGCACTTTTGAGAATGTCAAAAATGGAATCTCTTCCAGAAAGCAATCATGATTTGCTTGTCCTTTACAATTCGACCGTTGCTGACTTGGTTGATTTCTACAACCATTATGAATTTGGAAAGTAATTCAATGAAAACTTTCCTCTGACATTGCCTTTTCGGTAATTTCTTTTGAAAGGGCAATGTCTTCTAAAAATTCTTTAGGGCTTTCACATTCCTCTGCTAAGTCAATGATTTTTTTCACTCTTTGCAGTCTTTTTTCTCTTTTCTCTCTTAACTCAACAGTTCTCGGATGATCTCCGACACAGGAAAGTACATTCCAATGTTTGGAGTATTCTTTAAACATCTTTTCCAAGGACTCCCTTTTCATATCTCTCACTCCTTTCTGTGTGCTTTGTTTGTCCCTTGTGGCTACATAATAATCCCTTCAAACTACTTTGTCAATATATTTTTGTGCCTTTAAGGGACTTTTTGTATTGATTTTTTGTTTTTCTCGTGTTATGCTTTAGAAAAGCCACAGAAAGAAGGTGATAGCGTGACACAAGGCGAACGGATCAGAGAAGTGCGAAAAGCTCTTAATCTTACCCTTGAAAAGTTCGGTGGCAAGCTTGGAGTTGGTAAAACAGCTATATCCAAATTGGAAAAAGATGAGAACAATCTTACCGAACAAATGACAAAAGCAATATGCCGTGAATTCCATGTTGACTATATATGGTTGACTACTGGAGAAGGGGATATGTTCCTGGATGCAGATGATGATTTCAAGGAACAGATTGACCAGATCATGGCAAGTGAGACGGACGCACGAAAGAATCTTTTTAAATTCATGCTGACGCTTAGCGAAGATGACGTGGAGGCAATGCAGCGCCTGATGCGCAAGGCATTTGAGTTTTATAAAGACGATGATCCGGAAAAGGACAATACAAAAGGCTGACAGTTGCCTGTCAGCCCTCGTGAGTGTAAAGATAGAGTACGAAACGGTATATCCGTTTGAGCGTTTGATCGTTATGTATCTTCCCGATCAATTCAGAGATTGCTTTTTTATAATCCATAATAAACACCTCTTTTCTGTTTGCATTTTACCACTGATTTACATACATATGGTGGATATTGATTTTATTTCCAGAATCTTGGAAATTTTTTCCACTGCTGCCCTTTGTATCTTCTCCGTGGTAAAATTATTTGTAATCAGACTCGAATAGATCATTGATCCTGACATCAAGTGCTTTGGCCAGTTTTTCTAACTGTAATATTGTCGGACTGGTCAATCCGTTTTCAATATTATTGATTGTGGACTTCGGTATTCCGGACAGCTTTGCAAGTTGTTTTAATGTACAGCCTTTTTTATTTCTTGCATTCCATACCAATATTTCCATAGGTACCTCCTTATCATAAATATGAGATACCTATAAGGATGCGATATTTTGACCAAAATAATGAATGGAGTTGATTTTATTTATGAAATACGGTGTACGCAAACCAAGCGTTAAGAAAAGCATCAGCGCAAGAACTACCGGAAAGATAAAGCGTCAGGTGAAAAGTTCTGTTGATCCGCTATACGGTAAAAAGGGAATGGGTGTAATCAACGATCCAAAGAAAGCTGCATACAATGCCGTATATGACCGGACAACCGTTGGTGTCTCCGATCTTGTGGATGATAATGCACAACATAATGATGAACATATCAGTGTATTCAGTGCAATCGGTGCTTTTTTCCAGATTTTGTGGGGATTATTACAGCTTGTTTTCTGGGGTGCAATTGTCATCGGACTGATCTATTTTATCGTTAAAGTTATTTTATGGTAAAAAAGACGATCCCCACTGCAATGGGAACCGCCTTTTGAACCTTCATTCATACTTTTGCAAAAAGCATGGTAGAATGTCCTCACAATAATCATTCTATCATAAAACCGTGCTTTTTGCATTGGTTTTATTTTTTATACCATTTTTTAGATTGGAGTTGATAGAATGAAACGACAAACAGCTAAACTAAATGATAAACTGCTGCTCCGGGTAGCTATTTACATCCGCGTGTCTACGGACCAACAGGCACAGGACGGTGACTCTGTACGGGATCAGCTGGCCACCGGGCAGAAATACATAGAAAACCATGAAAACATGATTCTTGCAGATACCTATGTGGATGATGGTATTTCCGGACAGAAAGTAAAAAGGGATGATTTCCAGCGTCTGATGAATGATGTCCGTGCCGGTAGTATTGATCTTATTATATTTACCCGGCTGGATCGCTGGTTTCGAAATCTCCGGCATTATCTTAACACGCAAGACGTGCTTGATAAAAATGGAGTATCCTGGACTGCCACAGAGCAACCTTACTTCGACACTTCCACCCCACACGGCCGCGCATTTGTAAACAACTCGATGATCTGGGCAGAGCTGGAAGCGCAGAACGACTCTGATCGAATCCTAAGCGTGTTTGACGATAAGGTGGATAACAGTGAGGTCTTATCCGGATCAACTCCACTTGGTTACCGGATTGAAAACAAGCACCTTGTCCCGGATGATGATGCACCAACTGCTGCCGCCATCTTTGAATATTACCGATCCAACGGCAATCTAGCCATGACTCTTCGGTATATGGAAACCGAATTCGGGCTTATCCGGTCCTCTGCCAGTTTAAAAAATATGCTTACAAATACAAAATATATCGGGGAATTCCGGACAAATAAGAACTATTGCCCGGCAATCATTGACCGTGATCTTTTTGACGATGTACAACGGCTCCTTAAAATCAATATCAAGTCGGGGAAAAAACATGATTATATTTTTAGTGGGCTGGTTGTCTGTGATGAATGTGAGCACACCATGAGCGGATGCCAGCAGCGTAATTCCGCTCGTATACTTGCTGATGGTACTCGTGTGGTATATAAATACAACTCCTATCGGTGCAGACAAGGGATCACCTTGCACCGGTGC